GTAAACTTTTCCCCTTACTGAATCAGTTCAAAGAGCGTAGAACGTTTGTGGTTTGAAAGCTCTCAACGCCCTCAGGATTCTGGACATTGAAAGGAAAAGAGGCTATATTTAGTACTGACCTGATTACATCAGCGCCACCAGCTTTTCGAAACACAGTAGCGGGATCCATACCACTATCCAACACTGAGTCTCCATCCTTTAGGAATCGCACAATAGCCTCGAATTGGGGATGATTCTTGCAATTTTCAATCTGCATAATCCAACGGGAGGTATCAAGATATTTATTCCAATTTTCTCGAAACCTCTCATACCCCGTCATGCCCGCTAATGCACGATAGGGTGATCTTACCCCCCGATACAGTCCATCTTTAACATATCTTTTCGAGTGCCACCTCTGAAGATAATGAACGGCATCGGTTGATAGGAACTGCTTATCTGGATTACACTCCAACCCCAGTTCAGCCGCGAATCTTTCCACCGCCTTTGAATCGATATCATTGGCAAACACGCTTACTCCATCATCTCCCAAGATTTCAAAGCGCATTAAAGTGGAATTAGATCGAAGCCCAATGTACTCCAATGCTATGCGATTAGCAATGGTGTCACGCATATTTGTTAACACCGAGCCACTGGGCATCCCGCCATTCCGCTTTGTTAGCATTAACTCCCACGGAACCACAATAGGCACTGTGTTCGCTATCTGCGCTAGCAAAGCAATGCGGCGTACTCCTTCGGGATCAAACCATTGACCCAACACCCAATCTACACCTTGCAGTAATGGTGCAGATAAAGATGAATCAAAGGAGGAATAATCCATTGATATTATCGTTCGACCCTGGGCGGTATTTATTAGATTAGTTATGGCCTCATCTACATAAACATCTCCCAACCATGCAGAGTAACCAGGCATCGTCCGTAAACTATTCAATAGGGGATACAAAACTGTAGCCCCAAAGATAGTTTCAGCATGATCCATGCCCCAGACGACACGCTGCTTCGTCGCATTCGGACCAGCTGCTTGGCCTCTCCAGTACAGAATCGCCGGATAAATATCCTTTGGATCATTCAGCTCAACTGCTCTTTGGAAATAGGACGGTACATAGTACCTGTCTCTCGATACCCATGGTAAACCCAGGGAAGTATCTTTAGGCAGTAATTCCAAAGCTGTGTCGAAGTTAGCAGGTCGTAGCCCATTCTTTGGTAGTAATGACGCAACATTCGCTAACGCAAGATGGAAACTCTCCTGATCAGCATAAAACTTTTGAGTTCCATACTTCTCTACGTCACCAATTCGTTGGTTGAAAGGCAACATAATAGAGAGAGGGCCCAACTTACTTCGCTCGTGCTCATCAATATTAGCAAGATCTTCGAATTCGGAAATTCCGATTCTCCTTTCCAGGTCCGCCGCGATTGCTTCACGGCTCGCTTCACGGTAGAAAGGAGTTCTAAGATCAGTGCTAAAACCAACCTCAGTGCGGGCAAGAGAATTGCACAAACGGTCAGAACCCTGTCTAGGTATATTAGGCAGGAATTGCGAAACTCGTTCCCGTTGTTCATACTTTCCGCTTGTTACCAAGCTTCACCCCCGTTTCTTGAGTAGGAGAACTGGAACCAAGTGAGCGCTCCCTATCCAGTCGACTCACTCTACTTTCTCCTCTCTTTCCTTTTCGATGTTTTCTTCTTTTATGAGTTAAACTACTCATCGGGGCACCACCACCTGCCTCCGATCCCACAGAAGAGACATGTGATCCTTGCAATTCAGATTCAACTGCCTGAGCTGCTCCTGGAATCAAACCACCAGCTGGGAGTACAACAACACGTTGATTAGCAATAGCATTCAAAAGCTTCTGCCAATCTTCACCAGAAAGAGGTACTGATGAAGGACTCGGAGCAATGGATGGTTTAGATGGAGCAACTGGAGTCGACGGAGTTCCTGAAGTGCTAGGAGCCAACTGATTAGCCATCTCCTCTCCAGCTGAAAGACCCGTGTCAGGAGAAGGAGTGAATACAGGAGGTGGACCAATAGCCACAGTCGAACCAGGTTCATTAGGTAAAACTCCTTTCACAAGTTGAGAATTCTGCTCAATGTACTTAGAAATCTCGTTCTGTATATTAGACATTACAACATCACCCCAACTCGTTAATCGTGTCGACGTCACTAGGCCTGTAATGATAGGAGGACCTAAGAACTTAGCTGCTGAAGCAAGGGATGGGACATGCTTAGCGACGATGAACCCCGTCATTATGGCTGTAGCCATAGCTAAAGCTGGCGGTAATGTAAGTCCCACTTCAACATTAATATCAGACTGTTCTTGTTGAGCAGCTAATTCACCCTCAGGACTCATCCAACGGCCAACGATACTTCTATCACTGATTTGAGGCCACACATGACTTTTCTCCCACAAAGCTTCTAAGGGAGAAGGATTTACGTAACTTTCACCTGCCTGAAAATCACCATGTCTACCTGGTTTCTGCACGGTCTCTTCTAATGGCAAGGGAGCTCCGGTAACAAGTTGCTCAGCTCTAAACTCAATTGCTTTAAACCATTCGACCCAAGGTGTAATAGCAATGGCAACCGTTAAATCATGAAACAGTGGTCGGATTAGAATATCATGTAACCAATCCGGCATGTTGGGAAAATGAATTTCCGACACCATTCTGAGTTCAGGAGTTTTGGAACGCTCACCATATGGTTTATCTTCGTCTATAGTAAGGTAAGCTTCCATCCAGTCGAGCACATTTGCTACTTTCTTTCCCATAGATTCAATTTGATTAAGAGCTTCCCTCTTCTCTTCTGGTACGCGATACTGCTCCCACCAATTTATCTCATTTTGAAAGCGTTCACTGAAGGAAGCATATTCTTGTTTTGTCTCAGTAACCACCTTCAAAACTTCTTGACCAATACCCAAATTCTGAAGTCCAGCCGTTCCTGCTTCCTTCAAATATTTAGGTACCCAAGAAGATAAAATCTCGGGAGCCTCAGCTTCCAGAACTGGGGACTCCGGACTCCCAGCTCCTGGTCCACTACCCACACCAAGAGATGCAGGACTTGGCGGTGGTGGTTCTGGAGCCACATCTGCGACGCTAGCATTCTGGCCAAATATCTGGGTTAAATTTGCACCAGCAGTGACACGCGCCGGTGGTGAAAACCCCGTCTCCATAAAGTCAATATCAAATGGGACATAGTTCTCATCAAAGATGCTAGGTCCAGAAGTAGGTGCAACACCACTATTGACTTCTTCTTCTGATCCAGGGTCTGTGTTCACCACAGTAACACTTGGGACTTTGGGACTTACCTGAGTATCCAATTTTGCCCTCCTTTCCTCCTTTTCGGAGTTTCTGCTCTGGTAACGCAGAGACTTTT